ATTTATCATATTGAAATAAATTCAGACCAAAACTATCTTTAAAAAATTTGTTCCAATTTGTTTTAACATCACCAGGGTCTACATTGGGTAATATATTGATAGAACGTACACGATAATTAGATTCCGTAAAGGTCTGTGGACCATTAGGTCTTTTAAGTGTTTTATCAATTAAAAAATCTCTATATTCTCTAGTATTTTTAAAATTTAATTTACTTTCTATCATTTTATTTTAATTAAATTTAATAAATGTTAGTGTATCATACTCAGAATTATTAAAAAGTTTATTTGTTAAATCAGTTGCAAAATTTGGATTTTTTAAAATCTGTCTAGATAATGGATCACCATCAACATCTTTAGTGGAAACCTTATAGTCAACTTCAATTTTTTGGGGTCTATTTTTAACTGAAGATAAACTTTCAGCGTCATTAATATATTTTTTATAATTTTCAATAGCGGGATTTGTAATAGATTCTAAATAACTAGATATTTCACTTTTTTTGTTTACAGGATTGATATAATCACTCATTCCTTTAATTAACGTATCAACATCTTGTAAAGGTACTCTTGCTACAGACGCAAATCTAACTTTTAACATTGTTGCAATTTCACGAACACTAAGTTCTAATTGTTGTGTTGCGGTATATTGTTCTCTAGCTATTTCTTCTGGTGATAATGTTTCAAAGTATTTTTGATTTTCAAGGAGAGCAGCTGCAGTATTTTGGTCTAGATTTTCCAAAGCCACTCTGGTTTCTTCAATACCTAATTTTTGTGCTAACGATTCAGGAATATCAATAACCATTTTACCACCTTCCATTCTTGATATGTTAGTTAAGAATTCTTTTTCTTTGTCTTCTAATTTTAATCCACTTGATAGTAAATCAATAGCCGCTGATGATCTTTCAGCAGCAGCAATTGCTCCATTTGCTAATTCATTATATGAAATACCTAATTCATTCGCTAAATCTTTTGCTCTTCTTAAATTAATTCCTGTTATTTCAAATCTACCTTGTTCAGTATTATATGTTGCTAACGATCCAGCCACACCAATTAACGCATCTTGTAATCCTTCAACATTATTTGTTGCCATATACATTAATTTTAATGGGTCGTTTAAATCACCAATAGCTCCACCAATTGCTTGTAAATTAGCGGATAATTCTATTGCACCTTCTGGACTAAATACTTTATCAGCTATTTTAAACGCACTTTCCATACCCATTCTAAATTCAATAGATTTTTGAACCATTCTAGATAGACCTTCTACACCATTTTTAAAACCATATTCATTTATTTTACTTAAATTAGTTTGAGTTTCAGAAACAACTTTTCTTGCTTGTAAACCAATATTTAAAGATGATTTACCTATTTTATTTATATTGTCAAGAGCGTTTTCATTACCAATACCTAATAATTCAAAATCTCTAACTAATTTTGCCGAACTTTCCATATCACCAATAAAAGCCCTTGATGTTACAGCCATCTTTCCCATAGTTTCTTTGTTCATTAATGAAAAACGACCTGTTTGTTCCATAGTTTTTATTACAGTACTACTTAAATCATCAAAACTAAATCCCATTGATTCTACAGTTGGTAGAGATTCCATTATTTCATTTCTAAAATCTCTAGATAATTGTCCAGAAATTCCAATAGATGAATTAATATCATTTCTTAATTTAACTTCTTTTTCTAAAATATCAGTAACACCTTCAAATGTTGAATTTACTATTCCACCAAGCATTCCTTTTATATTTGTTGAAAGTAATTTTCCTTTTTCTTCATCAGTTTTTTTTGATGATAATATTCCAACTAAACCATTAATTGCACCTGCTAATAATTCAGGTTTTTCGTTCATAAATGAACTTGAAGCGACACTATAATTAAGACTTTGAATACCTGTTACTTTTTCTGTTAATCCTTTATAGTTGATATCACTTGAACTATTTTTATTTCTTTCTTCATTTTTATATTCAACCAATGCATTCATTGCTAAATCTTGGTCATCTATACTATTGTTTGTAAAAGTACTAATAGCTTGATTGTACTTTCCAACGTCTCCTTTATATCTTCTAATTTCTTGTAAATAAAAATCTTTTGTTTTATTTGCCATTATTTTAATTTATAACAATAAATACTATTTTATATTATTTTCTATCTCAATAATATAATTAATATAATATCTTCTAACATAAATCGGCATAAGAAGTATATCATTGTAACCAAAACCTTTTTTTACTAAAAATAAAATTTCGTCTAATTGTCCTTTTTTATAATCCGTAGAAAGGGCGAAAAAACTCAACCCCAAATCCAACTTCAACTTGTACGGACTCTCCTGATGGGGATTTTACACTTCTTTTCAGGTCTAAACCTGGAGTATTATCTTTCACATATTTTTTAAAATCTTGTGAATCTTTAATTGGTAATCTTTCAACAAATTGATGTATATTCATCATTTCTCTATTACCAGCAACTGATTTTATCATCATTTCAAGTTGTTTTGTTACTATTGGTGCAATACCAACTCCATTCCAACTTTTTTCTATTTCACTAATTTGTATTAATTGTTTTTTTGTTAAAAATTTAAAAGTTATATCAACATTACATTTTTCCATATGATAATTGAATTCACCATTTGAATCAGGTTCTAAATTAAAATCTTTAAATTTAACTTCACTAATATCAACAGTTGATTTGAAATCTTCATTTGTTTTTGGATCAGTTAAATGAAAAGTATATTCAGATCCAAAAGCAGTGTTTCTTAAAAATAATAAAACCGCTTGTCTATCTTCATCTACTAATTCATCAATTGAAATGTCTTTATCTAATATTTTTCTTTTTAAAAGTTCATCAACAACCATATTTGTTGATATTAAGTTTTGAGCTGATAAAATATTTTCATCAGATGCCGTTAAATAAGAAACCCTCAATGACTTTTTTTTATTTCCATAATGAATACCTCTTGAAGGTAATTCAACAACGTCATAAGAAATAGTGGGGTCTATTTTAAATTCTTCCATTTTTTATTTTTTTTATTGATAATAAAATACAAAATTTAATTAACTATGTGAATTTTAATTAAAAAAAAATTCCTACAAATAAATTTATAGGAATTAAAAATTTTAAATAATAAAGAAAATAATGTATTAAAATACTTGAATACACCTATCCATTCTTAATGAACAGGTTATGTTTGCAATATCGTCTCTTGAATAATCTAAGTCACCAAAGTTTAAATCTGTTATAAAACAACCTTCTAAAATCCACTTTTCTACAACAACACCAGTTGGATCTAACATTTCTAATTCAACTTGTTGTTTATATCCAGCAGCGTATCCCATACGTCCCGTTACAGATTCAGCATGTAAACGAAACCATTCCATTAATGCTTGTGATGCAGATGGTCCAATAGGGTCTCTAAAAGTGACTCTAATTTCTGCCCAAGTAAATCTACCTGCAACATATGTTGATGTATTTAAAAATGGAATTTCAACCGCATTGATTTTTGCACTAGGCCTAGATGTTGAAGACACATACCATTCGTTTATACCTAAACTAGAAGGAAAACGAAGAATAAATCTATTTTGTCTTTTTGGTTCATATGGAACCGGCATTTTCATTAATAAATCAGCCATATTTTTATTTTTTTATTTTTTTTAAGATATTTATTTTTATATTTGTGTTATATTAAGTCACTTATGTGATATAATATTTAATAAATATACGGTAAATAAAAAAAAATGAATTTATTGACTTTTTTTACAACAGAAAATAAATCAGGTTATAAAACAAAAGAAAGTTTTATAAAGAATAATTATATAATTCTATATAATGAAATTATAGAATTTTGTAAAAATATTGAAAATATACCATTTAAACAAAAGATATGGCATTTTATTCATAAACAAAATGAAATACCAAAATGTAAAAAATGTGAAAAAGATTTAACTTTTAAAAAATCTTTAAATGAAGGATACGGAAAATATTGTTCAATTATGTGTACTAATTCAGACATTGAACACATTAACAATGTTAAAAGTAAAAATAACCTTATATATGGTGGTAATTCACCTATTCATTCAGATATAATCAAGGATAAAATAAAAAAA